TGTTCCCCGCTACCGATGAGGGAACAGCAAGCCCCAGTTCTCCGGTAGCCTGCTGGATCAACTGCAACATTGTCGCTGCCATGTCTTACGCCTCTTTGCGGGGGCGGCCGGGGCCGCGCTTTTCGGGGTCCATCGCTTGCATTGCTTCCAACTGCGAGCCGAGGCGCAGGACCGTTGCCTTCAGGTCTTCGATTTCCTGATTGCGGAGCATGAGGTCTTCGGCTTGCTTCTGGGCGAGCGACGAGTCTTTGGCCGCAGCGATATAGGCCGCCGCTTTCGTGCGCAGCTCGTAGCAGCCCATGCCGATGCGCTGGCATTGCTGGTCCGAGCATTCGGCCAGTTGCTCCACCGTGTGGAACTCGAGCGCCTTCAGCTTCGCCACGGTCGCGACATCCAGACGCGGCCAGTCTTCGACCGGCGTTCCCGATTCCGGACGGTAGGACGTGCGGCGCTCATAAGCTGCCCACTGTCCCGGCCATTCGTCTTTGTCGTCGTCGCGAGCCGGCCGCTCGATGATGTTCGTGGGATCGCCCGGATTGCACTTCTTAATCATCGGGACCAGATCGAACTCGGGCTTGCCGCTCTCTTTGCTGCGGAATTCGTTGTAGCGCTTGCCGGGGAAGAACTCGACATACAGTCCAGACCGCGGGTTCTGCGTATCACTTTCCAGTGCTTCGTACATTCTTTTCTCCTGTTATGGGTAAGGTCCCGTGAAAAAAGGGGCGCCAGTTTCGACGCCCCAAGACCCACGGGAGAAAAGCTGTTTTAGACCGATGCGATGCTGAACCAGCCGTAATCGCCGCTCGACATTGCGGTTGCCGGCGACAGATACGAGCCGCCCGATGCCGTCGCGAGGAAGGTAGTCGGAGCGACCGTGCAGACGGCCGTGGAAGCGGAGATCGAGGCGTTGGCTTTGGCGAAGACGTAACGCTTGCCGTCGCTGCCCCACACTTGCTCACCGAGGTTGACGGGAACGGTCCGCGCGCCCGATGCGATATCGGTAGCCAGGATCGTGTTATTCAGATCGAAGCCGATCTGCGGAGTTACGGAGAATGCCATGATTGCTCCTTTAGGCGATGAGCACGCCGCTGAACTGCGGCCCGCGCGACGTGAGGTTGCCTGCCCATCCAATTAATTTCGTAACAGCGTCCTGATTTACAGCCTGACGCTCGCCACCGATGGGAACGAAATTCCGGTCGCGGTGCGGACGGAACGAGATGTACTTCGTGTTGAGGCCCCACATGTGGTTGGCCGTGGCATTGCTGCCGATACCGCCGTCCAGCACCACATCAGCCGCCATGCCGCCGCCGTAGAACTTCACGGCCGGGAAGCCTGCGCCAGCCAGCTTCGTGTTGCCGTCGCTCATGACGCGCTGCTGAGCCTGCATCGACGCGATGTACGCCGAGTAGTAGTTGTTGTCCGCGACGAACAGGTCCATACGATCGCGACCGCGAACCGCTTTCAACGACAGCTGCGTCATGTAGTTCTGGATGTTCGCCGCCGACACCGGAGCGCCGCCGTTCGTCGTGCCCGAGAACACCTGCGACTGCCAGAACGGAAATGCCGAGCGCGAGATACCGCCATACGTGCCGGAGCCCGGAGCGTCCGGGATAGCCGCAGCCAGACCGGTGATGTTCTTGCCCGAGTTGCCCGTACCGTCGAGGTAGATGTCCGCAGCGATGCGGTTGATGAGCTGAGCTTCGGCGATGTCCATGCGCGAATCGAGCAGATCGATGATCGCTTCCTTCGACGAGTTCTGGAGCATTTCCAGACCCGAGATGGTCACGGCCGCCGCGTACTGCTGGATGCTGAACTGTGCTGCACTGATCGGGCTGTTCGGGCTGATGTTCAGCACTTCATAGCCCGAGTAGGAATTAACGTTGGTCGTCGTCGAGTCGGTGTACATGATTTCTTCCAAAATCACGTTACCGCCGCCGAACGGACGGACATTCCCACGCTCGCGAAGAACCATGAGCAGGGCGTTGTTGTTTGTTACGTTGTCAGCGAGTTCGCCGCTACGAGACTGGATGGTCGTGGCGATGATGTCGCTGATTGCTCCGTTAGCAAAAGGCATGCTAGCTCCTAATCAGTGAGATCAAATACGGCTTGCGGTTGCCTGGTCGAACGATTCTTCCAGTGCTGCGCGCCGTCCTTTCGGTGCCCCGCCTGTCGTTGCAGCGATTGAGCCGGGTGTGGCCGTTCGCGTGCTGACTGCGTTCGCTTTGGCAGCTTTCGCCGCCTTATCCGCGTCAATCCGACGCTGCTTTTCCGCGGCTTCGCGTTGTGTCGCTTGGCTCTTGGTGAATAGCTCGTCGTTAAGGCGGAGCGCTTTCGAATAAGCGCTATCGAGGTCCGTAGCCAGCCCTGTTTGTAACAGTTGCTGCATCTGCGGAATCAATTCTTCGAAGTGCGGGTGATCGGCCGACGACTTGAAGCTTTCCACTTCAGCCATCGCAGCCGCTTGCACCTTAGCATTTTGCTGTTGCTGGTGCTGCGCCATCTGATACTCGAGATCGCGCGCCCGCTGCTGTGCTGCCATTACGTTCGGATCAATGTGATGCTGCATGTGCTGCGGCAACGCCGCGCTCTGCTGCAACATTTGCTGGAGCGGAATGCCGCACGCATGAGCCACGTTCACCAGCGTCTGAATCTTCGTCGCCTCGTCGCCAGTCGCGAGCAGCCGACGCGTATGCAGAAGGTCACGCACGACCATTTCCGGCTGCACGCCCTGTTGGCGGAGCTCGTCGATATGCGGCTGGATCTGTTGAACGATCGGCTCGACTCGAGCGCGGTATTCTTCGAAGCCCTTGGCCTGCTCTGCTTCGCGCTGGTGGATGTATTGCGCGACGGTCGGGTCCAGCTTGTCCCAATGGGCGCGCTGCTCGGCCTTCCACGACTTCGGCGGCTCGGGGCGATCCGGAGCGACCATCTTGTGGTCGACATCAGTAATAGCCTCAGCATTCGGCGCGGCCGGCGCTTTCGGTGCGAAGCGCCCTGCTTCGTCACGCGCGCGGCCTTCGTTCTCGACCGGATCGGCGCTGATGTTCTCAACGCTCGGCGCGTCGACCACGACTTCATGCACCGCTTCCGACGTGTCGGTCACTTGCTCGTCGATCGCTTCCAGCGCTTCAGCTAAATCTTCTCTGCGGGTTCCCATGGCTCAGACCTCCTCGTAAGTATCTGCGAAGATGTCCGGCTTGCATGGGTAGTGTTCGCCCTTGACGCCCGTAATGATCCAGTCGCCAGGATTGACAACGTGGCCGCCCTCAAGAGTTTTCACGTAACCGCAATGGTTCCAAAGAACCCCCGGCGTAAGGCCGGCAGCTTGCTCCATCGTCGCCTTAACGACTTTCGGGTGATCGCCTACCGAAAACCATTGCGTCGCTTCAATTACGACGGGCTTCTTTCTGAACTGAGGCATCGTTTTCTCCGTGGATTATTTAAGTGCGTTGACTTGCTCAATGATCTTTTGCTTGCGCGCCTTCTTCGACTCGGGCGCAAGGTCGATCTTTTCTTTTGGCTTCAGGTACTTCGTTTCATTGCCGATCTCGATGCAGTTGTGCGCCTTCAGATGGTCGCGGTGCTGCGATCGAGAGGTGATCATTTCGCCGGTAATCATCGACTTGTACGGCTGCATGTCGGTCATGACATACGGAGCCGTCACTTGACGATTCATCATCGAGCCGCAGCATTCCGGCAGGTCGTTGTATTGGGCAACAGAGCGATAAACGTCCTGCTCATCGCCGCAGTGAGCACAGGCTACGTGGTAGATCGGCATGGTTATTCGGATGAGGCAGACTTGGCCGCGCTGATCTGCGACGCTTCGAGGGTGGTTTGTGCGCCGATTTCGGCTACTTCGAGCTTTACCTGATTGTTCATCGCGGCAATCAGCATCTGGAACTGTCGATCGCGCTCGGCTTTGTCGGCTTCAAACATCGCCTTCATTTGCTCGGTGCGCTCCTGGGCCTGACGCTCCATTTCGTCGCGCTGGATCTCCATCGCCGTCTCTTGCGCCGCTTGCTGGGCCTGATAGCGTTGCTCGGCTTCGGCCGTCTGCTGCTCCAAGTGAGCCTTCAGCATCTCGATCTGGCCTTCCTGCTGCAACTTGGCCGATTCCAGTTGGTTGCGTTGCTGCTCCATCTGCATATCCATCTGCATGCCGGCCTGCTTCTCTTGGATGCGCGCTTGCGACTCGGCCTGCACCTTCTGGATTTCGATCGGAGGCGGCTTCGGCTGGTTCGCTTGCTGCTGAACCTGCTTCGTCAGCGTCTCCGCGGCGTTGTCGATCATGCCTTCAAGCGTCTTTCCTGCCTTGAACGCAGATACGCCAAACTTCAGGATTTCGACCAGCACCGGGGCGAGCTCGGGTTGAGACTGAGCGGCCGGCACGGCTTGTTGCAGGAACTTGCTGACCATCTCTACGAACTCGATACGATCCTGCTTCTGCGCTTCCTCGTCGATCTGCACGAGTGAATCCGCGTTCACTTCTATCCGGAACGAGCGCAGCACCTGATTGCGCAGCATCTGAAGCGCTTGCGGGACAAGTTGCTGGTCTTCTGGCAGCAATTGCCCAGCCGACGACATACGGACGATCGTCTCGTCGCTGAACTTGCCGCAGATAACCTGCGCTTTCAGGCGAAGCAAGTCCGTCGCGTAGATCGCCACATCCTCTTGCGTGGTCCGCAGACGAACGGCGCCAAAGCGAGCCTTGATGCCCTGCGCGGTCGCCGTCTCTGCTGCGTCCGTCTCGCCGCGCATGATGTCGGCAATACCCGTCAGCGCGTAAATCTGCTGAACGACGTTCTCGCGCGCTTCGAATGCGATCTGCAGCGCTTGGGCGATCGGGCTTAGGTCGACGAGATCCATTGCGCCTTTCAGTCCGCCCTTTTCAGCGAACGCCGCGAAGCTCTTCACCGGAACGAGGTCGTTATTCCCCGTCTCGGTGAATAGCCGCTGTAATTCCTTGAATTCAGCGTTGTAGACGCCGCGCACCTTCAGCGCCTTAATCAGCCCGTCGATGCGGTCGCTGATCGTGTCGAGCTCGTTGGCCTGATCCTGATACTGGATGAAGTCAGGAACCGGAACCAGCGTATCGCTCGTGATCGTGCCATAGAGCGGCTTAGCGCACGGCCAGAAGCCTTCCAGCCCAAGCGGGTCCGGCTTTTCGTCCAGCAGTTCGCCTACCGATTTCGACAGCCACACAGCCTTCTGCGTGGTCTTGTCCCAAATCTCATAGATGCATGCCTGCTTACCGAGGCCGACATCGTTGGATGGGATCTTGGACTCGCCATACCCTTCAGCCGGGTTCGTGGCGTCCAGAGGAACGCGCATGGCCGTCTCTTCGCCAAAGCGCTCGCACAGCGTGGCATAGGGCAGATACACCTTGCGCCATACGCACGTCACTTCTTCCCACGTTCGCGCTACCGAATGCCCGAAGTCGCGCCAATGCACGTAATCAACCGGCGATGTCTCGTCGTCGATCTGCTCGAGCGGCTGATCGTCGGTGATCTGGTCGACGCCTGCGCCTTCGATGACGGCCGTTTCGTCGCTGTCTTCCGACATCGGCTCTTGAACGCTGGTCACCGGCGCATAGCGCACCCATGCCACGCCACGCCCGCCAAGAAAGCGATCCATAACGCTGTTCTTCATCGCCTCCCGGTAATCCGGGTAATGGCGGACTTCAAACTCTAGCGCGCGCTCGAGAAGCAGACTTGCCACACGGCCGACAGGATCGCTGTCCCGGAAGCGTCGCGATACGTCGGGCTGCGGTAGACGACTGAAGGTGGCTGGAACCAGTGTTTGCACATTGGCCCATAGGATGTTGAAGCGAGCGGACTCGTTGCCATATGTGTATTCCTTCGCGTCATCACGGTAGCGCTTGACGATTTTGGTCGTGCGATCCGTCCACTTGTTGAACGCCTTGTCATAGGCCGTGATATAGCCCAGGTAGCGTTCTACCTCGGGCGAACGAGTAAGCTGGGCCATATCTGCCTATTACTGAGCGGTCACGGCAACAGTTGCGCCGGTCACTGCGAAGAACGTCGGGACGACCGTGTCTACCACGGAGAAAGACACAATCGCCGGGGCGGAGATCACGTTTCCAGCATCGTCGAGATTGAAAAACGACATGGTGTAATCGCCGACAGCAAGGTCTCCAAACTCGACAGACGCCGACTGCGCAGGGACAACCTTGCTCGATACATCCGCGCCGGCAAGCGCGAGGTTGACGCGGATGCTCGATCCGCCAGTGACAGTCGAACCATTAGGAACAGGCGTCTCCATGAAGACGAGCGAAGCGATTGCTTTGAACAGAGCCATGATTAACCTTTTGAGATAAGAGAACACGATTAGCCGAACAGCTCGACTGAACAACGCTCAAGCGTCAACTGGTCCGTTCCAACGCCAGCCTGACCCGAGAAGGAAACGATCTGGTCGACAGTCGTATCGATCGCCCATGTTTGAATCGGGCCAGCCGTGAAAGCCGGGCCTAGGATTGCGACCGGCTGCCCCACCTGAGCATTCAAAACGCCACGGTTCTGAAGAAGGACTTCAATAAATACCGTGATGGTGGTTGTGGTAAAGCTGGCCTGATAGATGACGTTGCCGCCCCATCTGACGCGGAACGTCTTCGTATTGGCGTTCGTCGGACAGGTGAACAGCGCCGTTGCACGAAGCGTCGTATTCGGCCCCATCGTCTTGCCGGGGATCGTGAACGACTGAAACGTGTTGTCCGATGTATTCAAAGGCCCGAGAACCTGTACCCCGCTGCTGTAGACAGGAAGCGGGACCGGAATTCCTCCACGAAACATTGCGTCTCCTAGCCTACGTACTGGACCATGCAGCGCTCAAGCGCCAACTGGTCCGTTCCAACGCCAGCCTGTGCGGCGAACGTGATTGTTTGGTCAACTGTCGTGTCAACCGCTGAGGTGACGATCGTTCCTGCGTTGAATGCCGGCCCAATGCTCGAAAGCACCTGCCCAACTTGGGAAGCAAGAGAATTACGGTTCTGGATGCTCAATTCGAGGAACACGGTCGATGCCGTCGTGAAACTTGCCGTGAAATAAGCTGTTCCGCCGAAAGTGATGCGGAACGTCTTCGTATTGGCGTTATTCGGCATTGAGAATGCAGCCGTAATGCGCAGTTCCGTATTAGGCCCCATGCTTCGACCCGGAACGGTCAGCGTCCGAAGCGTGTTATTCGTCGTGGTAAGCGTGTTCAATACCTGATCGCCGCGGCCAATCGGCGGAGGCGCCAAGAACCGAGGAACGGTCGGCCAGCCACCAGCCACGACCGCGGTATTAGCTTTCGCATTAGCCGTGTAGTAGTTCCATGACGGCTTTTTGGTCGTGCCGTCAGCCTGGATCATGCCGAAGTTATTGGCCGCCACGCCGAACACTGGGCCTGTGCCCGAGTCGTCCGAGTCAGCAAACAACCCGTAGACGTAGATGGCATTGATGCCAAGCGCCACGCGGTTGTTGTACAGGACCATCGACTGGCTATTGATGAAATTGCCCTGATTTACATCCGAGGCGCGCGAACCCCATTCCGTGATGTACACCTCAAACGGAGGCGTTTGCGGAACGTCATAGGTAGCATTGCCAGTCAGGCCGCGCAGCTCGGCCAGGGAGTTGACAGCCTGATTCGTGCCGATACGCGACTTGGCTGTGAACGACAGTAAGTTGCCGCTCTCTGTGTCGTAAAAGTGCGGGTTTGCCGTGTCCAGTTGCAGCGGAGTCTTCGTGATAGCGCCGGTCGTGTCGCGCCCTTCGCGCATCATCCGAAACGCTGTCTGCGGGAATGCATTGCCTGACGCATAACCCAGCTTGAACTCGTTCGTTACGCTGCGGATACCCGCCAGCATGCCGGAAAGCATCCCCCGCCAGCACTCGAAGCGCGCAGGGTCGAAGTCATCATATGAAGCGCCATCAGCCACAAAGCCGCGCGGGTTCGTGCCAGTTATCTTCGTTCCTGCGCCGGCCGGGAACGGGCCATCGCATTCATTCGTACACTCGATGCGGACAATCCCGGAACCCTTCAGGACATTGGCAATAGCCGCGCCGAGCGTGGTCCCGGTCGTCTGGTTCGATGCGAACGTGCCGCCATAGTTCGGGCCTGCATCGATACAGATCATCACATCGCAGCCACCGGCTACTAGCGCCTTGTACTGGCTCAGATATGTCGTTGCCTTGGACGCCGACGAGCAATTGGTCCGCATCGCCTGAATGCCATTGGCATTGAACAGCGCGAGGTATGACGCGGGCGTCATGTTCGGCCAATAGCTGGTCGGATAGCCGATGTGGCAGTTCACGCCCCAAAACGCTTGCGGCGAGACGCTGGCCGTTGCCTTGGGAGCGTAGATCAGGTTGCTGGCAGCATCGATATACGCGTTGCCAGCCTGCCCGATAGTGCTGTCCGGCGCACCATTGCCGATGATGACGTTCTGAATGCTTGAGCCATCGTCTCCAGGCGAGCCCTTCAGCGTCGTTACGACTGTGTACGCGCCGGCCGAGCGCTGATACAGAAAGCCAGTGTCGGTATCAATCCAGTAATCGTTGTCGATGCCGACAGCATTAGACGGCACGCCGCTGCCGTTGCGAATCTGAGAACCGGGAGTACCGGAACCACCACCGCCAGCCGCGCCGCGTAACATGGCTACATGCCCTCGCCGACTTGAATATCGAGCGTGGCCGTGCCAGTGCCACAGATCGCGCTCAGTTGCAGCCGTGATCCGTTGCCGTCAGGCAGCGTGAACGTGGAGTCAGTGCCAGCAAGAATCGGCGTGCAGGTGAACGTAGCCGTAGTCGTGGGCACAGTCGCCACCTGAGCGCCCGAGCCGATCGACAGATACGCGTGGTTCGGGCCTTCGTTGACGATGCGGATAACGCTGCCAGTACCCGGCAAGGTGATAGACGCGCTAGCCGTCGTCGTGACCGCCAGATTTCGGCACGCAGCCTGCGCGGTGAATGAGCCCTGGTACATTACAGCCTCCGGTGATTGGATACGTGCCGCATGTGATCTTCCCAAACGTCGTTTAGCGTCTCCTGCGCTTGCAGGTTCGCCCAGTCCGGCTCTTGCATCGGAGCGACGTATTCGGCTTCGCTCATCACTTGCGCGCCATATGCAAACGCGTCGGACGGGTGCGAGGCCCAGTTGTGCAGCGGTTCTTTAGAGAAAACGCCTGTGTCGTCATTCCACTCGTATTCCCACGCGCCGAGGCCGTCTAGGCCCGCTTCGCAGTGAGTGCGGTTGAATGCGCAACGTGTGATGACCGCGCGAGCTGCGCTGATCTGGTCTAGCTTCTTGGTCTGCGGGACGACATCGACCTTCCCGCCGCCGAATGCCTCCAGAAACCGCTCCATGCTGGTGTGCTTGCTCTGGAACGTCTTGGCGCGCGCATCGTGCGGCAGCCAGATCTTTCCGAGCCGAGCGCCAATATCCGTGATGCTCTTCTGAATGCGCGGAATCCAGTCTTCAGCATCTAGACCGGAATCGCCTTCGTACTTGAGCAGGTTGAATCCACCCGGCAGGCGCTGCCAGTACCACCACGAGGCCGTGTCCCGAAAGCCTAAGTCGCTCGTGATTTCTATCGGCGCACCGTTCGGGTCGTATTCAACATCGTCATTGATGCGGCCTTCGCGCTCCGCGGCACTCACCCATTTGCCCAGAATCGAGCCGGTGATATTGCCGTACGCGCCTTCCCAGATATGGTCGTATTCTTCCGGCCGGTCGCGCAGATCGCGTTGCCTGGCGCGCTCGAGCACAGAGGGAAACTTCGGATTGTCCCGCCAGTTAAGCTCGATGATCTTGAACAGCGGGTCCGGATTGCGCCTAAAGCGTGCGTCTGTCGGACTACCCTTGCGCTTCGGGTTCCACGTCACCCAGAGCTCGCTATCCTCTTCCCGCAGCGTAGGAATGAGGGTCGACCATGCCAGATTGGTAACAGGCTCAGCCTCGTCCACCCAGCACAGCAGAATGCGCGCCTTAGACTTCACGCTGTCAATGCTGCGATCCAGACCGGCAAACTTGAATGTCACCCGGCCATTCTTCGTGCGGATGTATTTCTCGCCTATCTCGAAGAACGCCTCTAGCCACGCCTCAGACCGAATCGCCGCTTTCACTTCCTCTAGCGAGGAGTCGTCCAGCGAGTTCATGAACTGGCGAGCGCAGAGAATGATGCCCTCTCGCCCTTCCATCGCCCACATATACGCACGGACTGCCGCCATCTTGGCGAAGGATCGCGTCTTACCTGATCCCCGTCCGCCGTATGCCCCTCGTATGTCCGCCTTGCCGCTGAAGACGGGTATTAGCTTAGGAGGAAGCTGAATGCGCGCAGTTGCCATTCAACCTTTTCCTAGAAATTGAGGTCGCTCTCGTGCGTCGCAAGTTTCGCGTAATTCTCTTCTTTCGTGATTACGCGCATGTCACAGCGAGGCGTTACGTCCAGAGACGAAGCAGCAAAGCATCTGCATCTAGCAAATACTTAGAACAGCTTGGCCCTGCGCGCTATCTTTTCAAGCAGACGAGCGCTTCCATCGTCCACATGAGACGCTTCCGGCCTGCTTTGCATTTTGAGTGTGATGATTGTTGCTGAATGGCGCTGCTGAGGAATGTGCGTCTGTAAAACTGACGGCTCAGTAATTTTTACTTCATCTACTTTCGAATTCTTCTCGAAACACAGTGTGTGTTGCTCGTCTCGTACCATGCTGGTTCCCCAAAAAATCATTCAGCTTCGTGGTTTCCCGCTTCGGTCGTGCCACGCACATCAGCTTCTGGCAGTCCCAGAAGGTATCGGGCCTGTGCGGGCGTCATTCGGCCTCTTTTTCGCCGAGAGCAACCAATTCGATGCGCGAAATCTTGATCGGCACGCCGTCTGGATCGCCGCCGACCTGGAGAGGAAGCATCTTCCCCCAAAGCTGATAGAACGCGGTTGGATTTTCCCTTGCCCACGTTGTCAGACCTTCTACGCCGCGAAGGTCGTCAAATGCCTGCGAGAGCGCTTCCTTTACTGCCACGGTGGACTTGTTCAGCGATCCCTTTGGGCGCCCCTTACCGGCGTTCGGAGGGGGTCTCCGGCCAGTAACCTTTCCTTCTTTACTGTCGGACATCGCCGTATTTCACTTGATGATGTGATTGATGGTCAGCAGCAATGCGCATGCGCATAGAGTCACCGTTCCCAAAAAAATGGCTGCTTCAATCATTGCTGCTCCTTCACGTACTTCTGCGCCAATGCCTCAGCCTGTTGGAGCAGATCGTCCAGCGACGTGTATTCCCCGTGCGCTTTGATCTGCTCGATTGCCCAGTCTCGGGCTTCTGCTGAGACTTTCACGTTACGTCCCAATGCTCGCGGCCCAGATGTTGTTGCCGAGGCAGTAGAAGTCCGCCGTCTTGTTGGCCGGGACGCTGACAGCCGTGTTGACGCCAGCATTCGAGATGTTGCCGCCCACCGGGGGATAGACGAGCAGCGCGTTCGTGCCTTGGCTGTTCACGATGACGTAGATGTCACCGGCCAGAGCAGACATCGATGCAGTGTTCTGTGCGGGCAGACGGACGCCAGTACCAGAGCCTACGGTCGAATAGACCGAGATGTCATTTACTACGGCCGTTGCAGCCGCTTGGTTGGCGCCGGCAGCGCTCAGACCGAGCGCGGGCTTGCCTACGGTTGCCTGTGCCTGAGCGGCAGGAACCGACGTTCCCATCAGGTTTGCGATTGTCGTCACTATGATTCTCCTAAGCTGCGCGCACGGCGCTTTCAACTACATATGGTCTGAAAGCCTCGCCGTCGTGCTCTGCGAGAATTTCTTCTACGGTTAAATCGTCCAGCAGTACCCAGCCCGTGATCTCGTCACCAGCGCCGAGCCCGTCGCTCCACTGCCCGAAGCGCACGAACTGGCCTTCAGGCGACAGCCGCGCCGGGTCTAGCGTTACTTGGTACGTCACCACGCGCATTGACGGGTGGCCGAGATCGTCCAGCAGCTTCGCGTTCTTCAGGTCCTGATCGAACGAGACGATCGCTACTTGCTTTTTGGTGATGGTTTCGATCATGGGCGCCACAAATAAAAATGCCCGCTCGGAGGGGCGGGCAAACCTGCGGGAGGAGATCGCAGGGAAGGGGTTCTTGCTCAGAGGGCAGCGTCGTTAGATAACGCAACCGTGAGCGGAAATGCAAAAAGCCCAACCAGACGGGGGATCTAGTTGGGCTTTTTTAGGGCGAGTTATGCCCACAGACGACACGATACCTTATCCGCACATGGTTTACAAGGGCTATTCAGCAATCCTTTAGCGAAAAGTTTAGGCCTTAGCGCTTCCTTAGCCTGCGTATAGTCGCTTTCCTGCGTCTCAGGATAGCGCGGGTTCGTCCAGACCGTGCGGCCGGCGTCCATATTGCGCATTGCCGTCTGAATAGCCATGCGCTGGCGCAGCGTCAATTCGAATATCAGCGGTTCCACGGCTTTGGCGACGCCTTCCCGCAGCTTATGGTCGACCATTTCTGACAGCTCGTCGTATTCCATCCACTGGCGGCTAATGGTGAAATCGCGGCATGTTGAATCAGCGCGGCCGTAGCCGAGCGCGGGCTGGTACATCTTGGAGAAAGTGAACCAGTCAAACAAGATGTCATCAACTTCATCGTATGCCATTTATTTCTTCCCTCCATATAGTCGTTCGATCGTCGCCGCGAGGCAGTCCATATACTCGTCATGCGTCCGGCTTCCTTTCTTCATGTTGCAAGTAGGGCAAAGAAGCTGGAGGTTCGCCGTTTCGTTG